TTTACGATTTGTTCTTTAAGGGTGTAAACCTCCACTGGAGTACCACCTAAGTATCCTGGTATGCGGATCATATCGTTATTATACTATATTTTTACAATAGTGTCAAGGGTTTTCATAATACCCCCCGGCATGAACGAACAGGACTATATAACAATACAGCGGCGGCGGGGGGTTTGCAAAAAATTCTGTTCACGTTTTGTTCCAGGTTTGTTCCAGCGGAGAACAAAAGGTGAACAAAAGAGAACAAAGAACAAAAGGTAAACATCCGATCGTGTGACAATTTTGCAACAATGTTGCTATTACATCACTGTTGCAACTTTGTCACAGTGTTGCAGCTGGACAACAGTGTGACAATTGTGCAACAGTGTTGCCTCAAGGCTACAAAAATTTCAAAAGTGTGTGTGAGGGTGCGGATTGGCCATAGTTTGGCACTGATATTGCATAGAATTTAATATTAGACGGTTTGGCATAGTTCTTGCTATGCGCGTGCGCGTTCCTTTTAAATATACACGATTAAAAAAAATTAAAAAAAAGTGAAAATAACTATAGACAACAAGAATAAAATATACTAAGTTTCGTTTACTGAATAGCAACAAAGGATAATAATACGATGGCTAAATTCAAGAAAGCAATAGTTGGCTCGCCCCTTAATGACGGCACTACAGGCAGGCGCTACAGTTGGGGCTTGTGGCGCAAACGTAAGGCGCAAACGCGCTATGGTATCAAGACCGGCCCAACAATGCTGGCAATACACACGGGCAAGCGTAGCCTGTACATTGAGAAGAAAGCGCCCTTGAGATATCTGCATAACTTCGCAGGTTAGCAAAACGGAGCGCCAGGGCAATCCTGGCGTTCTATTTTGTTAATCAAAGGAGTAGAAAAATGAACACTATCAGAATAGACGGAAAAGAAACGCCTTTTGAATTCGAGGACGGATCTTTAGAAGGCGTAAGAAATGATAGAGCCAATGGTATACAACGCATTTTTATAATGGGCCGTTCTGTGGATGAATTAGGACGTGGTAGGATATGCCGTGTTGGTAGCGTAACATTGCCCTTGCAAATGTTTACCCAAGGCGGTAAGTGTACCAAGGACGGAAAAGTCTACTCATATGTGCGTCACGAGAGATTTCTATAGGATTAATAAAATGTTTAAAACGAACGCTTCAATTCGCCGATTTTTAAAAGGCCAGCAACAAGAAAGAAAATTCTGTTGTGATAGACTTTGGGACAGATACCAGATATATGTTTGGGCGGTAGCGCAAGACAGCTTCCCTAAATCTTTTGAGGAATGGTTAAATGACTAAACTAGCCGAAACGCACGCGGCAATTATCGAAGGCCGCACCTTGTACAGCAAGAATGTCCATAATCTTGACACTTATAAACACAAGGTCCTAAAGCCTAGCACAAATAAAAAGCTTGGGCGCAAGGTTTCAAAGGGCAAGCTTGCCGGAATGCAAATCTATACCCTGACCCTCGAAGAAAGGGCGACATGCGATAGGGATTGTGAGCATTGGAATGATTGCTACGGGAATAACATGCCATTCGCCCACCGTGTCAGCACAATTGGCCTTGAGAAGCGTTTAGAAGCCGAACTAGACGCATTGGACGAAAAGCATAGGGTAGGGTACCTAGTGCGCTTACATGTCCTAGGTGACTTCCACAGTGCCTCCTACGCCCTATTCTGGAAAAGACAGCTTCAGAAGCGTCCTAAGCTTCATGTCTATGGATATTCCCGCCACCACCCAGGCAAGCCAATTGGTAACACCATTGCTTCAATCAGAACAGAACTAGGCTTCGACAGGTTCGCCATCCGGTTTTCGACAAGGCCAGAAGATAACCTCAGTGCCAACACAGAACACAATACAACTAAGGATGCTATCACATGTCCGGTGCAGCTTGACAAAACTTCTAGCTGTGGTACATGTAGTCTCTGTTGGACCGCTAGGAAACCCATAACCTTTTTAGACCACTAGGAAAGACCAGGAGATGAAAACATCACACATTTACCCACTAGAAACCGCATTTGGTATTGATTTCAACAACATACACTTAGAGTACCTAGGTTATACAATCTCCATTGCCTCACACCTGCGGGACAGCGGGCTAGACATTAAAGAGGTTGCAATCCTCCACAATATGGAGTACACCATTGTTGCCAATTTTGATAGCTCCTTGGACAGCTTGACAAAAGCCCTACAAGTTGCTAAGGATGAGATTGAAGACCTAGTAGCCGCTCACACTTTTGACAATCAGGAGTAAGACATGCGAGACATAGTATCGGATACCCACATTGCCCTTTCCCAGGAGCTTAAAAAGGTAATTGCAAAGGAGATCGACAAACATTACCCCCATACCTATAGAGATAAAGACATATGTGATGCATATGCGGAAGAAATTCTAGACTATGCTTTTACCCCTTTGGCAGAACTATCAGAGGACATTGTATCAGCCTATGAAAGTTTACCAGAAAAAAACTATTGACAATTCTAAAAAATGTGCTACCCTATACTCTATAGAGTACACAATAGAGATACACAATAGAGATATTAAAATAGCACATTGTAGCTTATATAATATACACAATAGAGGACAATATTGATGGCCATAGACCCAATTGAACCAGTTGCAGCAATCTTGCCAGTACAAACCAGTTACACCTATTCTGTCCAACCCTTACAAAATGGCCAAGGTGTCGAACGCATCTTGACAGCTGAGACAGAGAACCAAAACGGAAGGGTGCTCAGTGTGTCTAATGCTGTCTTGACAATCTATGACCGCTTTGGTAATCTTCAAACGATCCCGCCGCAATCAAGAGGGGAGTTAGTCTGATGCGCTGTGCCATATGTGACGCCAAGTTGCCAGATACGCAACCATTGGAGAATGATCTATGCGGTGATTGTCGATGGGCAATAACCCAAGCGGTCTATAATGACCCAGACGATGATCCGATTGACAATCCAACAGAGTGGAGATAGAATGTTATCACAGCTATTCGGCTCACTACTGGTCAAAGCTTACACATTGGAACAAGGTATGAAGAACAAACGTAGCACCACTGCAAAGGCCTTACAGTCTCCATTGTATCGCCAAAGGGTAAAGCAGAAAAAGCGCCCCTACTACGATGCTAAGGAGGTAATGGACAACGACTTTTCCCACGATGGCCTAACCCCCATTGGCTACTACATTGAAGAGGTAGAAGATGACAAAGGATGAAATCTTAGACACGGCCAAGGCTCTTATCAATGGCGACAGGGCGAAGGAATATGGTGATGCTTACCTAAACCATGCCAGGATTGCCGCACTGTGGACGACATACATACGCTCAAAAACAGATGACCTAAATCCTGTAGACGTTGCCATGATGCTTGTCCTGATGAAAGTTGCCAGGACAATTGAAACACCAAAGGACGATAGCTTCATAGACATTGCAGGATATGCAGCATTGGCAGGAGAGATGGCAGATGTTGGAAGATAACCTGTTTTCCTTCCACCCAGAGGAGGCGTTCCAAATGGGTGTGGCCTTGTTTACAATTGTATGCCTATACTTCATAATAAGGGGACCGAGAAAATGACTGCTCCTGGATCAATGATGTCTATCCCTTGTCAAGTTTTTCTAAAGGGTCTTGAGGATATATTCGGACTGGATAAATCTGTAGCGCCATTTCTCCAGGCAATGGCAGATATAAACGACAGGCCAGCTGAGTATTTTATCTGCATGGCCCTGGAAGAGTTTAAAATGTATCTTGACCAAGACCCAAATTTCGATGTAGACTTAGATGAGGATGAAGATGACGAACACCTTAGAAAAATTTTAGGGCAGAAACACTGATGAACATTTTCTACCTACACCCTGACCCTTTGAAGTCAGCTGAGATGCACTGTGACAAGCACTGTGTCAAGATGATCCTGGAGACAGCGCAGATGTTATGCACTGCCCACAGGGTTTTGGATGGCGACGAGGAAGCAGACAAGTACGGAATGTACAAAACTGCTCATCTGAACCACCCCTCGACACAGTGGGTCAGGGGTTCAATGTTGCAGTACGAGTGGACCTATCATCTGTTCAAATACCTGTGCCATGAGTACACCGATAGATTTAAAAAGGTGCATCAGACTGATTACAAACTGCGTGGACTACTTCGCAAGCCGCCGTATTTTATGAGCGAGCGTCCCACATATACACAGCCGCCACAGTGTATGCCTGATGAATACAAGGTGCCAGGGGATGCGGTCAGAGCCTACCGCAATTACTACAAAGGCGAGAAGGCACGATTTGCAAAGTGGCAGTATTCAAAAACTCCAGAATGGTGGACAGATGAAGCTATACACTGATGATGAACAGTTTGATATTCTCCACAAGGCTGTGGACAAGGCTAGGAAAAATGCAAAGGAGGTTAAAGTTTCTCGCAAAGCCCTGTTGAATTTACTAATGGACCATGCTAATATGTATGGGATGATAAAACAGATGGGGGAAATTGATGTCTGATGTCGTCGCAGTTAAGACGCACCAACCTTGTGACAATTGTGGGTCAAGTGACGCCTTGGCAATCTATGATGATGGCCATACCTACTGCTTCAGTTGTCACCACTATGGTAATGTAGAGGAAGAGATGGAGTATATACCCAAGAGCAAACCTGTAAGTGATACGACCTGGGCATCCAGGAATATAGCACCAGCTGTTGAGGAGATATATGGTGTTGTCGCTTCTGACTTCCTAGTGTCCTTTCCCTACGCTGACAAGGACGGCATGTTAGTTGCCTCTAAACTCAGGGAGCAGGGTAAGCAATTCAGAACAGAAGGCGACTTTAAAAATACAACATTATTCGGAACCCATATCCTGAGTAAGGATTTAGGTCTACAGTTGGACACTGTGATTGTAACTGAAGGCGAGGCAGATGCACTAGCCGCCTTTCAAATGGTCAATCAACTACAGAAACATGCCCAATCTTTGCACAAAAACCCTAAGATAATTCCAGCCTTGTCTATTCGGTCTGGACAAGCCAGTGCAGAGAAAGACTTTAAAAATAACCTGGAGCTTTTGGAGAGGTTCAACAGAATATTTATCTGCTTCGACGCAGAGCCAGAGGCAAGGGCCAACGCAGAACGATGCGCCAGACTTTTACGACCTGGTAAGGCATACATCGTAGAGCTAGAACATAAAGACCCTTGCGAGTACACTGCCAAGGGATTGGAAAGCGAGTTTCTTGCACGGTTGAAGAATACCCAATGCTACACACCAGCTGGTATTCGCAACGCTGCTACCAATTTTGACGGGCTATGGTCAGAGCAGAACCTTAGAAGCATCCCTTTCCCATACCCTAAACTGCAGAGCAAGACCCTTGGCACAAGGTCCAGGGAGATTGTCACTTGGGCAGCTGGTACAGGTGTAGGAAAAAGCTCACTCTTGAGAGAACTGCAGCACTACTACCTGCAAAAGACAGACCAAAGCATAGGTATCATAGCCCTTGAGGAGAGCGTAGACCGCACCAGGAGAGGCATCCTAGCTGTTGAGGCAAATGATCGTCTACACCTTAATGAAGTATTCGAGAAGTATTCCAGAGAACAAATACGCGAATACTTTGACAGTACTTTAGGCACTGGCAGGGTGTTTATCTACGACCATTTTGGCTCGTTGGAGATGGATGACCTCTTAGATCGCGTCCGCTACATGGTCCAGGGTCTTGATTGCCAGGTGATATTCATCGACCACCTCAGTATCCTAGTGTCGGGATTGGAGGTAACGGATGAGCGCAAGGCCATTGACCGCACCATGACCCTCCTAAGACAGGTCACTGAGGAGACAGGTTGCTGTATCCACCTAGTCACACACCTGAGACGCTTAGGCTCTGACAAGTCCCATGAGGAAGGGGTAGAGGTAAACCTGGGACACTTGAGAGGTAGTCACGGGATTAGCCAGATAAGCGACAGCGTGATATCCCTGGAGAGGAATACCCAGAGTGATGACCCTGTGGAATGTAACACAACCACGCTCAGGGTTCTCAAATGCAGATACACTGGTGACGTTGGCACAGCTGACCGCTTGCTATATGATAAGAGTTCTGGTAGAATGAATGTAACAACTGAGGAGTTTTGATATGGCTAAGTTAATTCAATGGGCGCATGACGAGCAGATCACAGCTGAGGAATTTATCAAACGCATACAGCCAATGGTCTGTGATCCTATTGAGGTTATGATGGAGTGCGACGGCGACATGTGGATGAGCGACTATAGTAAGCTTGTCTCTGCCTTCTGGCGTCTGAAGAATGCCACAGACAAGATGGCTGAAGATAATGAGTAGTCTCCCTGATGACCATCCCCTTAATCCAACTGAGGTTAAAAAGTGGATTGCAGCGCAGACACAGTATCTTGCAGATGAGAGGAGAAAGAAACGACACGGGGATAAGACCGCTAATCTTAGTAAGCATGAGGCTTACATTAGGAATATGAAACATTATCTCAGGACTGGACAATGGGTAGACTTGTTATATGGCAAAGAGCAGGAACATGTTTCTAGGTTTAGATGCGTTGCCCTGGCCTATGACAAGGATGGTAATCCTAAAAGAAACGTAGGTACTTTTTACCCTGACATTTGTGAAATATGGACTAGGGAAATGCAGAATGGCTAAGGCAAACGTCCTGACCTACTCGCCCCGCACCAAGGTGCGTAGGCGTAACAAGCTAAGGCCCTTCAACCACTCTAAGAAGGTATCTTCCAAGTCTGGATTTACAAACATGCGGAAGAGAAAGCGAGGACAAGGGTGATTGACGTTGCTTTGAAGAACTATATGGGTGACGACCTGTCAGTGGTTAATGCTGCCAGGGTAAGCTTTGACAAAGAGCATAACATTTTTGAGAAGGGAGATAGAAATCTTATAAAGTACCTGGCCGAGCATAGCCACTGGTCGCCCTTTGCCCATACCAGTTTACAATTTAGGATCAAGGCACCCATATTTGTCGCTAGGCAGCTGGGAAAACACCAGATAGGATTGGTATGGAATGAGATTAGCAGGAGATATGTAGACTACGAGCCAGAGTTTTACTACCCTGAGAAGTGGAGAGGAAAAGCCACTGATAAGAAACAGGGTAGTTCTGAGGAGATTATTGATATAAACACAAGTTCTTCAGCTGGGCCACCAATGGTAGACGATTACACCCATGCTCTCAAGCGTTGCATCTGGACCTATAAGCAGATGATATACAAAGGTGTAGCCCCTGAGATGGCAAGGATGGTACTGCCCCAGAGTATGTTTACAGAGTGGTACTGGACAGGTTCACTCTATGCGTTCCACAGGGTATGCACACTCAGGTTAGCCAAAGATGCACAGGAAGAAACCAGACTAGTTGCTGAACAAATTGCAGATCATTGCTTGACAAAATTTCCGATAAGTTGGAAAATGTTAATGGGAGAACCAGAGGAGTTTCAAGACTCAGGTTTCACAGATGATTTTGCCGTGGATATGTAATGACCAGAACAGTTTTCATAGACATAGAAACCGATAGCCTAGATGCTACTCAGATATACTGTGCAGTGACCTTGGAAGGAGGAAAGTACATAGAGTGGATCAGTGGGACTACCTTGCAAGAGTATCTTGACGATGCCATTGTAGTAGCCCACAACGGTTTGAGTTTTGATTTTCCTGTCTTGGCCAAGCTGTGGAATGTCAGGTTAAAGCTGGAGAACATGCGTGATACCTTGGTATTATCTATGATGGACAACCCTGCAAGGGAAGGAGGACACAGTTTAAAGTCATGGGGAGAGCGTCTAGGATCTGCCAAGATAGATTTCGATGACTTCTCCCAGTACACTGAGGAGATGCTAGAGTACTGTAAGCAAGACGTTAAGCTATGCAGTCAGGTCTATAACTACCTACAACATACCTTACAAGAGTTCTCCCCCAGGTCAGTGTCAGATGAGCATCGTATGAGGATCGTTGCCGACAGGATTAGCCATAACGGTTTTGGCCTAGACAAGGATAAGGCTGTGTTGCTATATAACAGCTTGGTTCTTGAACAGGAACAGATCGAGAAGGAGTGTCGTAACCTATTTCCCACAATTGTAGAGGAGAGGTATTCGGAGAAGACAGGTAAGAGACTGAAGGATAGGGTAATAGAGTTTAACCCATCATCTAGGCAACAGATAGCCGAGAGGCTTATCAAACTAGGATGGGTTCCCAGGGATTTAACACCCACTGGCCAGCCAAAGGTAGACGAAAAGACCTTGGCCAAGTGCAAGATACCAGTGGCAGAAACCCTGGCTACCTATTTCATGCTGCAGAAACGATCTGCCCTGGTGCGCTCCTGGGTCAAGGCATGTACTGACCAAGGGAGGGTGCATTGTAAATACCGCACCCTTGGGGCTATTACCAATAGGATGAGTTGCGTAGACCCTAACCTGCAACAGGTGCCAGCTGTCAGGGTAGAGTATGGAAAGGAGTGTAGAGAGCTATTCACAGCTGGTCAGGGTAACAAACTACTAGACACAGATGCTGCAGGATTGGAGCTAAGGGTACTGGCCCACTACATGGATGATGACAAGTTTACAAAGGAGGTGCTTGAGGGTGATGTACACACTGCTAACCAGAACATGGCAGGGCTAGACAACAGGGACCAGGCAAAAACATTTATCTATGCACTTCTCTACGGTGCAGGTGATTCCAAGATAGGCGCTGTGGTCAATGGTTCTGCCAAGGATGGGGCAGAGTTACGGGCAAGGTTTATGGCAAATATGCCATCTTATAAAAGACTTAGCGAAGCAGTTATTAGAAAGGGGGAGAGCGAAGGCAAGTTGAAGGCTCTGGATGGCAGGGTTCTACGGGTACGCTCAGGACACGCCAGTTTAAATACCCTGATCCAAGGCTCATCAGCCGTGCTTATGAAAAAGTGGTTTATGTATGTAGATCATCACCTTAGAAGGAGAAAACTACAGAGCAAGATTGTTGCAATGATACATGATGAATTAGTTTTAGAAAGTTGTGAAAAAGATGTTGACGCATCCAAGGAATGTGTTATACTATCTATATCGCAAGTGAACAAAGCCTACGACCTACGCTGCAGATTAGATTGTGATGTACAAGTGGGCGACAACTGGAGTGAGATACACTGATGGCTAATAAATATTCTTATCTTGAAGGAACCTTTTTCTATCCTTTCATCTTCGACCAAAAGGACATGTTTGACCGCTACTCCTTAGCTCTTGGTCTTGAAGGGGATCAGGTAAAAGCTGCCAAGAACATAGGCCTAACTGTTAAGCAGGATGAGGGCAAGATGGATGGCATGGTCTATGTCCAGCTGAAAAGCAACTACAAACCTGCCCTGGTAGATGCTGATGAGAACGAGTATCAAGGACCAACCCAGCTACAGAATGGCTCCAAAGGTGTTGTTCGTATATCCCAGCGCCCTTACAATAACAAGTATGGACAAGGCGTCACTACCTTTATGAACGCTGTTAAGATCACAGAGCCGATAGAGTATGTGAGCCTGGATGACGAGGAAGGTGGGTTCTCCACAGCCAAGGTTAAGAACAACTCCAAAGTCGCTGAGGATATGAGCGACGAGATTCCGTTCTAGGTTATGTCAGAAGACTACGGACATTGGGATACCTCTCTGGTAGGCAATTTTAACCCTGACGATCATCTGGGTTTTGTCTACCAGATTACCCATAAGGAGTCCGGTAAGAGCTACATAGGATGCAAGCACCTTTGGAAGTTCAAGAAACGCAAGAGGATAAATGCAAGTGAATGGAGATACTACTGCTCCAGTGGTAAATACCTAAAGCCTGAGATAGAGGAACTAGGACCAGAAGCGTTCACCTTTGTTATCCTTATGCTGTGTAAAAACAAACGTGATCTGTATTACAATGAGGAAAAGATACAGATGGAGTTAGGGGTACTTGAAAGCGACAACTACTACAATGCACATGTCGGAGGTAGAAGGTTCTATCGCCCTGTTAGCAGCTATGATGTCATCTACCAGGGAGTAGGCAATGGTAGATACAGGGGAAGCTTTTATATCCTATACGACAACGGTATAGAGATATTGGTTGAGGATCAGACAGTCAAGGAATGGTGTGAGGAGAATGGGTATACTTATCAAGGCCTATACCGAGTGCGAGGAGGCAAACAAAAGAGTTATAAAAACATAATAGCAATGGAGTATACAAGTGAGCGAGACTAAAACCATAGACACTCTGGTAGATGACATTTATAATCTTGTCAACACTGGAAAGAAGAAACCAGATCAGGAAGCCTTGTTCGCTTTGGGTAGCACAATCATGGACGCTGTTAAGCGCCAACTATGGATGGCTACCTCTGATGCTCCTGGTAGGTTACGCATGTCCAACATTGGCAAGCCCTGTAGTAGGCAGCTATGGTACGACATTAACGGGGATGACAAGGCCGAGGGGTTTAGCCCACAGACGCGCCTAAAGTTTATGATAGGCGACATTGTAGAGGCTTTTCTAATTTACCTAGCCAAAGAAGCTGGACACTCTGTCACCGAACAACAGGCAGAGATTGAAATGGATGGTATCAAGGGCCATATAGATTGCGTGATAGATGGCGAGCTTGTTGATATTAAATCTGCATCATCATTTGCAATGAAGAAATTTAAAAATGGTACGCTTCCAGATGATGACCCCTTTGGTTACATTTCGCAGATCAGTGGGTATGGTAATGCTCTTGGTAAGGAGCGTGGTACATTTGTAGCATTCGACAAGAGCAGTGGTGAGCTTGCTACTTACACTCATACTCAACTGGAGAATACTAAACTTAAAATCAAACAGGTCAAACACGATGTTTCCCTACCTGCTCCCCCTGACAGATGTTTTGAAACTGTCAAGGACCGTCAGACGGGTAGGCAGAAGCTGGGTGTAAATTGTTCCTATTGTTCCCACAAGCATACTTGTTGGGCAGGGGAGCTGGATATGAAATTCCGCTCAGGCCGTCCGGTATTCTTTGTCGGGAAGGAGGAGAGCAAAGATGCCCACACTTTCTGAGGAACAGCTGAGAGATTTAGCTGAGGCTTACAATTGTGACCAGATTGTAGACATACTAAACATCGAACCTATGGAGTTACTGCTTGCCTTTAGGGAAGATGTAGAGTACAATATAACTAATTTCAACCTTAGACCTGTGGATTGCCATGACTTTTAAATCTAATGAAAACCCAATGTTCCGGTCCAAGTTTAGCGAGGACATTTTTAAACAGAAGTACGCTCACCAAGGTTGTCACACTTGGGCAGATCTGGCAAAGGTATTGGTGGAGGATGTTTGTGGAGAGTTCTTACCCAAGGACGAGGTACAAGATCTGACACAGATTATCACAGACCTCCAGTTTATCCCTGGTGGGAGGTATTTATACTACGCTGGTAGACCTTCCAAGTTCTTCAACAATTGTTATTTGTTAAAGGCAGAGGAGGACTCTAGGGAAGACTGGTCCAACCTCAGCTGGAAGTCTGAAAGCTGCCTAATGACAGGTGGTGGCATAGGGGTAGATTACTCTGTCTATCGTCCAGAAGGTGCTGGCCTTAGTAAGACAGGTGGTCTGGCCTCTGGTCCTATACCTAAGATGCAGATGATTAATGAGATAGGCCGAAGGGTCATGCAGGGTGGTAGTCGTAGGAGTGCTATCTATGCCAGCCTCAATTGGAAACACCGTGACGTTGATACGTTTTTAAACAGCAAGAACTGGTATGATATGCCAGTGGGTTCCACAGGTTTCTCCATTGGTCAGATTAAGGAACAAGACTTTAACTTCCCAGCACCCTTGGACATGACCAATATCTCTGTCAATTATGATACAGAGTGGCTACTGAATTACTGGAACACTGGTGATATGGGAGAGGTCTTTGAGGCAAATGTTAGACAAGCCCTCAGCACAGCCGAGCCAGGATTTAGCTTTAACTTCTTTGACAAGGAAAATGAAACCCTTAGAAACGCTTGTACAGAGGTAACGTCTGAGTTAGACTCTGATGTTTGTAACTTGGGAAGCTGCAACCTGGGTAGGATAGACAACTTGGAAGAGTTTAGGAAGGTTGTCGAGCTAGGTACAAAGTTCTTACTATGTGGTACTCTGAAAGCTGAGTTACCCTATGACAAGGTGTACAAGGTCCGAGAATCACAAAGGCGATTAGGTCTTGGCTTGATGGGTATGCATGAGTGGCTTATCAAGAGGGGTAGTAAATATGAAGTTACAGAAGAACTTCACAGATGGCTTCGCGTTTATAAGAGTATCTCTAATGCTACTAGCACTGGCACTGCTAACAGTTTTGGCGTGTCCGTTCCTGTTGCTAACAGAGCTATTGCGCCAACGGGCAGTATTGGCATTCTTGCTGGTACTTCTACTGGTGTTGAGCCTATATTTGCTGT